CTAGTCGCAAACCAGTAGCTTGTTCAGCCTGGAAATGATCGTATGCCAGGACAGTGTCTTGATAAAACTGTGCCACTCTTCTGGCGCAATGAAGTAGCGATTATGTCCTGCCCGCCAGACAGGCACGATGATTCCGTCCAGTCCTGCGCTCGAGACGCATTCCTGCATGGCTTTCAGAGCTGCCTTGCGTTCATTGCGGGACTTGTCGTGAAAGCTGCTGTCCAAAGGAATAATGATCAGGTCTCGCCCGTGTTCGCGGATGTGAGCTACTTTCAACTGAGTCATACGCCCTCCGAGGATCTGTTTCTGGGACAGTGGCTTTAAAATACCATCAGTCTCCCTGAGTATTCGCCTCGGGATTTCCTGTAGGCCTTATTGCCTATGGACGCGCCCATGGCGGTCAGGAAATACTTAAACGTTCGAGTTCGTCATCCAGGTGGGTAGCGGGGCAGGAGGTTCAGGAATTTTGAGAATTACCGCATGCGGGTCCTGGCTCAATGCGGTTGGAATGGTGTGATTAACCGAGTGTAGTGAATGCTACCTCCCCCGTTTTGAAGTGACCCTAATCGACTGGACATCAGCATTCCTTCCATTAAGCTCGTTCTTCGCCAAAACAAGTTTAATGAATACCGTTTGTCCCCCGCTTACGATGGAGAGCCCAAAGAAAAAGCCCTTGAAAAAATCAAGGGCTTTTGAAGAATCTCTGGCGGACAGGGTGAGATTCGAACTCACGATACGCCTAAACGTATACCGGATTTCGAGTCAGGTATGGGATAGCTAAAGCCAGTGTTTATGCGGGTCTTGAGAGTCCCGCTGATGCCGTAAACCCCCTGAATTCCACCCAATCCGTCAAAAAATCCCCCACCATTTTCTAGGCCACTTTCTGCCCGATCTTGCCGATTGCCGCGGCCAGGGTCTTATCGTTCAGGTGGGAGTATCTTTTCGTTGACCGCGGGTCTTTGTGCCCAAGGATCACGCCTACCGTATACAGGTCAACATCCCCGTTGATCAGCGCCGAAGCCGTCGAATGCCTCAAGTCGTGGAAATGCACTCCAGGCAACCTCGCCTTGTCTCTGGAAAGCTGAAACCATTTTTGCACGGTTTTTTGCTTGCAGCCAGGAGGCCAATGCCCTTCAAGGTAAGCCGCCAGCCGCGGATGCAGCGGCACACGCCTGATAGAGTCTCCGTTTTTGGTGTCCAGCACGACAAAGAAATCGCCTTCTATGGTGGCTCTCAGTATTTCCGATAGCCTCATGCCAGTGTAAAAGGCCGTCACGATGACGCGTCTGGCGTGAGGGTTCTTGCAGTGCCGGATGATTTTGTGCAATTGCGCAACATCGATGTAGGTATGGCGCTCGTTGTTTACCGCGGGAATTTGAAGGCGCTCGGCTGGATCGCGGTCTGCCATGGCGTGCTTTTTCCATGCCCATCGACACGCGGCGCGAAGTAGTGCGATACGGTTTCTGAGAGTAGCTGCGGCATAACCTACCGATTCCTCCACGATTCTTTCAGCAGCCGCGGGAAGCTCGTCTATGAACTTTCCTTCGTAGGCCCACGCTACCGCGGCAAGATGCTCTACCGCGGACTGGTGGGATTTCAGGTGCTTCTTGTCCCTGATGTAGACAACGACAGCTTCTTCTATGGTGTGCCGATGACGCTCAACGCCGGTCGCGATGCCGTAGAGTCTCGCTGACTCCTTGCGATCGAAGGCGTCCGCTTGGGTTTTACTCCAAGTTTTTGGAAGACGCTTTCTAACTCGGACACGCTTGTTTTCAATCGAGCGGTCGAATTCAAAGACGAAACAACCGTGGCCTTTGTCTCTATAGATCGACATTTTTCTCTGTACTCCATCAGATCGGACATCTCGAAGATCACGCGCCTACCGATGCGAACGCAAGGGATCGGCCCTTCGGGTGCAGCCAAGGTATAGACTTTGCTTCGGGATATCCCTAATAGGCGTGCTGCCTGTGCAGGCGGTATGGCTGTCAGTTCCATACTTTACCTCCATAAAATCAGCCCCACTCGGGGGCTGTAACCAGTGCTTTGCGGTGAGGGCGATCATGGCCCGGGCATCATAGGTTTCTGGCTGCATTCTGCCCCTTTATAGTCAAATACCAGCCCAGATCTTCGGAAAGCCTAACCAAACCTTCATCAGCCATCTTGCGGGCGATCTTGCGCAACTCGCGCTCGCCGCCTGCGATTCCAGTGACGGCGGCAACGACACCAAGCCGACCTCTTTTGTCTGCCTGCTTGAGTGCTTCACGGATGCGGGCATCTTGCTTATCGTGTAAAACGCTCATGATCACTTCGCCTTCCTCTCGGAATGCGGCGCGCTCTTTGTTGTTCATGTCTTCACCTTAGATGTATGGCATACACGCGCACTGGCTCGGGACCGAAATGCGGATGTGTGATTGTTTTGATTTCGTAGCCTCGATACGGCAGTTCAATCCTGCGACTGGCATCGTCTTTCGGGGGATACCCGAGGGTGAGAATCAGGCGCGTGAAGTGTCGGCGGTCAAGGCGTCGTGTCCAGTAAGGTGTTACGAGCCGATATTCCTCGGCCTTTGTGCCAGCCTTGATCTGCTCGAAATATTCGCGCTTGAGGGGCAGGATAAGGTCGGTCATGGTCTGCTGTCCGCTCCGCATCGAGGGCATTCGCCGCGCCAAAAATCGGCCTCAGAAATGAATGAACCGCAGCCGCTGCACCGAAGCCGTTCTTTGCTGATAGCTTGCTGGGGCGCCAGGGTGATCCCCGTGTCGGCCAGGGCATCATCTCGATTCACGTACTGCATGTCACAAGCAGGGCGTGTCCTGGCGTCGATGTATTGCTTGGGCCAAGGTATATCGGTTGGCCTGCTATTGTGTTGGGCCTGGGCCTGTTCTCGGGTGTATATCTCCGCTTTTCGCAAGTCGGTCGTGTACCCATTGCCATCCTTGGCCCAGAAAAGCATGTCATTGCCGACATAACTGCGGCTATCTTGTAGGAAAAAGAGATCAGCCATGTAACTCCCCCTAAATGCGGCGCTGACCGCTAAGAGCGATTTTTGCCTCGTCAAGCTCCGCCCACGCGAAGTTGTTGTTGGTCGCACGGCTGTGAATCTCGACGATGGACGCAAGCTCGCTTAAAGCTCCTTTTAGGTGCTTGATCTGGTTGGCGGCTTCTAGAGACAGGCTTGTGGCATTTCCCCCGGCCACCTCACGTAGTCTAGGTTCGCGGTCGCGCCAGTATCCGTATTCTTGAAAGAATTTTGTTGCTTCCATGGTTACTCCCCCTCAATGCGGCGGCGGGCGGCATTCAGGACGCTCTGTGCATTTTCTCGCATCGTCACGCGGCCCGCCTCCTGCATATACTCCCAGGGATAATCCATGCATTCGGCTAGGGTCTTTGCGGCGGCTTCGATATCTTCCTCAGCATCCGCAGGCATGGCGGGCCGCTCTCGCATTGCTGCGCGGCCTGCTTGCCAGCCGTCCCATGAAAGCTGTGTCGCGCCGTCCGTGTAATCAGTAGCGTTGTACATTCCGAGAGGCATGTCTGCGCCTTTCGCCCAAGTCTCAAATGCGGTTCGCTCTTGTTCGTCAGTCTTGGTTGTCATGATTGCTCCTGTGCAACTCGCCGCTTTTCAAGCAAACGCTTCGCAGCTTGCGTTGATATGTTGTCAGGATGGCCCTGCGCCACACGCTCAAGATCAACATCGGCGTCAGCGTCTACGATCTCGCCCGCTGTCACCGCTGCGCGAAACCGGCGTACTGCTTCGTCCCGGCCTGCTTGCAGGCGGCGCAGCTCGGAATCGAACCAGCGTTTGTATGTCTTCGTGGTCGGTGCGCTACGCAGGCCGGCATGAATATGTGATTCAACATCATGTGAGGTTGGCAGGCCCAGCATCGCTGCGAACTGGGTCAAATTCATGCGCGTCATTTCCCTTGCTCCTGTTGTGTGAGGGTGGCGCGCGGCAGAACCGGTATCGCCATCCAGTGCGTATACGGCGCTTCCTCGGATGGCCCCGTCCACGACACGTCGCTGCCACCTTTTGCTACGCAGCAGTAGTGTTCGTAATGTTCGTTGTGGTTGTGCCAGCAAGACTCGTCACTATCTGGATCGATGAAGTCAAATTCGACCCGAACATCACCCGGGTAATCGCCAGGCTGTGGCGGTGTGAAGACAAGGACTGAAACCCCCGGCGCTGGCAGTTGATCCTTGACGTTGATCCAAGGCATGGCGGGTTGGTTATAGCGGGCAGAAATGGCGGCGGCGATCTCGTCGGCCATCTCTGTTTCTGATGCCTCAACAAAGTCGTCTGGCCCCATCGTTCCGTAGCTCCATGCCTCCCAGACACGGGTACAGACATAGGCGGCGGTCAGGTGATCAGTGACTATCTGCGCCAGTTCCTCAACGCTCGGTGCGCTATTTGTTGTCATGACTGCCTCCCAATGCCGCCGAGATCACAGCCAATTTCTGCTTGGCCTGCTCACTTTTCAGCCTGGCGTGTGCATCGTGGCGCATTTCCACAATTCGTAGCAGGTCATGGCCGCATTCATTGATGATGCCTTCGATAGCGCTCTTAATACGATCATTCCAGTTCCCGAGTTCTTTGTACGCAACCATTAGCGGCTTCTCTCCATTACGTATGCCTGCAAGCTTGTCGCTCAATTCTTTGGCTCGGCATGATTCCCAATGGAAGTTATCAGCCTCTTTTTTTAATGCGTTTAGTTCGTCTAATGTCATTGGTCTTGCTCCTGTGCGGTAATGGCGCCTATAAGCGCTGGGTTGGTGCGCACGAATTCAACCCCAGGCTGTTCTTGGCAGCCTGGGCCTCATGGTGGTTAAGGGTTTTGTTAGGCCGATACAGTCTCATGGGCTTCTGGCTCGTCGGCTGTTTCGCTCGCTATCGCCCACTCAGGCACTCGGGCGGGCCTATCAAAGTCCCGGTATGGCATGACGATGCCAAGAAAACCGAACTCTCCTGTGCACTCTGCCGTGATCACGCCACCAGCCTGCCCGTTATACGCAAGACGCATGTCCGTAGGCCCAATGGCCCCCAAGTCTCGGGCGGCATTGAGCATATCTTTCAGATAATCCGCGTTGTAGTTTGCTGGCTCGTTGGATGTTGCTTTTGGCACCACGCCACGCCATTCTGGATACTTTGCCTCGATAGGCATAAATCCGAGCTTTACGCGATCCGGTAGTGGCGCATACCAGTGGGAACCATCGTTGGTTAGCTCCACTATTTTTGGCAAGGCGCTTTTACGTCCAGCGATCACCATTTTGACTATCTTGGACGGAACGATTATTCGTACCGCTTCATCGACTTCATTGCTTGCTTCCTTGCGCACGACTATCAACCTGCGTCCATCCGTAGCTACGCAAAGCGTTTCAGTTGGGGTGGCTTCGATGTATACGCTTTCGAGGTAATAGCGAATATCGGCAACCGCAGAGGCGCGGTGCGCGGCTTTAAGAGCCAGTGGGCTCACTTGGATGGTAGGCACGAATTCAACCGAGCGACTTATTAGGCCGCTCGCCTCATGGTGGTGGGGAAGGGGGGGGGGTTAGAACGGCGCGTCGCCCAAATCGTCTGGACTGGACTGCCGTGCTGGTTGTTGTGTGGGCTGAGACTGGCGGGCTTCTTTGGGCTTTACGGACAGGCTCATGAACTTGCCTTTCTGCCCGCTCTTGAGCCAAGCAGATAGCCAAAACTCCTGCCCGTTGACCGTAATGTTTCCCGTATAGTCAGGATGCGAGTCTTTCTCTTTTCGGTCATTCTTAAAGAGAATTCCGCTGTTGTCGTATTCGGCCATTAGGCTGCTTCCTTCAATGGTTGGTGGTTGATGTCAAATTCTTCAATGATTTGCAGGTAGTACGCCTTGGCGTGCTCAAGCTTCTCCAGCATGCGTTGCTCAAGCCCTTTGTCGCGTTTGATGGCCCAACTAGTCAGGCGTAAATGCTCGGGTATATGAGACACGAGGTGCATCCCGAGAGGTTCAAAGCTGATTAGCCTCTCTGGCGTATCAACCATGGTGTAATTGACCTCCCATTCGCTTGCGTCCCAAAGATGCATGTAGCCACGCATCTGCCATTCGTAGAGCTTGTCCACGCAGTCGGCTTCCCATCCGGGGAAAGTGGCTGTCGACCAAGAGGATTTAATATCGTGGCCACGATTGCGTGCTACATCGAAAAGGTCACACTCGCCGGTCAGTAGTCCCTTTACCCGCCGCTCCGTGTTCTTGGCCAGAGAAAGTCCGCGCACCCTGTTTAGTAGGGCAATAGACTCCCCCTCGACTTCAATGCCTTTCTCCGTGTACTTGCTGGAAATCTCAAACTCGACGCCGAAAATGTCTTGCTTTGCCAGTTCCCGTACGTAGGTCTTTGCGCCCACTGATAATGGGCCCTCGCTTTTGGTTCGCGGCTCAGTCATCAATTTTCCAATGCTCGAGCAGCGGAAATAGATTTCACTCATTGCTACCCCCCTTGCAGTCCGTCCATCAATGCGGAAACGGTGGCATTGAATTGCTTGAAACTGTCCCGATCACGGGCCTTGCTGAAGAACGCATTGCCGTCTCTCTTGATGCGGATAAGTTCGCTTGCGCTCTTTGCGGATTGCGCCTTCTCGACCCATTCATCCAGCGCGGCCTGCTTGTACACGTTGCCGTCCGTATCGTCGTTTTCTTCGGACAGCCCGGTGATGGCCTTGAGGGTGTAGCGTTCAAGATACGTTTTGGTGCTGGCCCTGGCCTGTATGGCGTTTTTGGCGCCGCCTGTATCTGGAGGCCCGCCCATGGAGACGGATTCTTGATGCCCTCCGACATGACGCAAATAGCAGGTAACTTCCATCCAGTCTTTTTCATCCTTGGTGAGCTTCCAGGAAGATGACAGCCCATGCTTGGATAGTGCCGGAGTGACTGCCTTCACAATGTCATGCAGCTCGGCATATCGTTTGCCTGCAAGCGGACTATTGCCCTCGACGGCTTTGTTTTTAACGATCTTTACCGCCTCGGCTTTGAATGCCGCAAAAGCTTCGTCGTAGGCGCGTTTGGCCTGTGCTGCGTTGTAACGGTCTTGCAGATCCATGAGGCGCTCCAACTTATCCAGATCTGCCCCTTGCTCGACCGCAATGCGCAACAGATCAGCGGGAGTCGCGACTGCGACAGCGGTATTGGGTTTGCTTTCCATTTCAATGACTGCGTTCATATCCTTATCCTTTTAAAATCCTGTCTTATCCAACGTCGATACCAGCACATAAAAGCCAGCCAAAACGACAGCAGCAAGCGGGTATGCGTACCAAGGCGCTTTCTGATCGTCTCCCGGCTGACGGGTGTGCTCGAGCGTGATGCGGCCCCAAATGTGAGTGATCTTGTTCATCCCCTGACCCCCATGATCTGAATCGGTATCTGTACGATGTAGATGATTAGTAGGAGGATGTTCATAAGCCCTCCTGCATCATTTGCCAGAACGCCAGCGTATGAGCGGTGAGTTGGCAGTACTCATCAATCAGTGCCTTGGCGGCATTGGTGGGTGACGATGCCAAGAGCTTTGCCATTTCATCCAGTGGTAGGTCGTCGTCATAGCCGGGGATGACAGTCTCAAAGTCCTCGTTCCTTAGTTCCTCAGTCACGGCGCGAAATATGTCTACGGCATTGACGTTGCGAAAGCCAAAAGGTGTTTGCATGCGGCATTGCGGCAAGACGCCAGACAGGACGCCGATCACTACGTCGCGCACCTTCTTGTGAGTCTCGACCTCGATTTCATGCAGCAGGGCGTAGTACCTGCCTTCTTGCGCTGCGCTCCAGTCGTCGGGCGCAGTTGCTCCGACCGAGGCAACCCGGCCAATTACGGTATCCATAGTGGTATCTCCCTGAGTTGGGAATGTGATGCAGACCCTCAGCCAAGACCCCTGCCGCACAGCACGGCGCGCCCCGCATCCGCCAGGAAAAAGGGCTAGGGGTATTGGGTCAGAGTCCGCTTGATGGGTGCCCTCCCCAACATGCGAAGCATGCCAGCCAAGTCATGGGGGAGGGCGGTAGATGGTGGCGGGACTTGAACCCGCATGCGCCAGCGGTGTCAGGCTTTCGGGTTTCGGTTTTGGCGTCCTACTCCCGCCTTCCGGCCCCTAGCCGCTTGTGTCTACCAATTTCACCACACCATCATCGAAGCGGGCTCGGGCCTATCTCAATCCCGAGCATTCCGGCGCTTCATAGTCTTGCCGTGGCATTAGCTCCACGCCGCCGCTTCGATCATGGTGCCGGTCTCTCCCGGCTGTCACGCCTGTTCCCGAAATCAACGCCCATGTGGCTCATTCGGTGGGCTGATGGCAAGGCCATAGAACTCGGCGTTCTCCCCAGCGGTATTTGGTGCCCCGTATCGTGGAGGCATACGCGATGCTGCACCGCTGCGCTATAGGCCGACCGGGGCAGCCCCAATCCGTTTTTCCTACCAGCGGCATCCGCTTCGATTCTTATGGGCCTGCGCCCTACGTTTGGGTTGATGGCACCGGAGGCGATCCCGGCTTGCCACCGCGTGTTGTGGGGCCGATCACCGCGTGCACCCGGCAGGTTATGTGCACGTCGTTTGCCTGTGGGTTGCCTGTTTCCCGGTTTTTGACGGAAGGCCGGAACCTTCTTTGCCATGTGCGGTGTCCCGCTGTGGCCGCTTCCAGTCCCCTAGACACTTGCGAATCGCCACTTCGCTTTGCCATCAAGTGAGGCGACTCCCGGAGCAGTCCCCGGCGCATTAGCCTTGCGTACCGGATACCGGGCTTGCTCGCTTAATCGCCTCGCTTGATGGCCCTACGCCGCGAACCGACCGCAGCGCAGGGGTACTTCCCGTAGTCTTTTGTGTGCCGTCTTCCGGTTATCGGGGGTGGGTGCTCCCCAACCGTCGGGCCAGTCTGTTCCCATGCTGATGTCGTTCAGCTTTCTACGTCCGGTGTGTTCACGGATTAGGTGCGGATTGCGCCGCTACGCTTAGCTGCCGAGCATGACCTTCTCCTTTCAGCTGGCCCCTGCTTTTTGGCGGGAGGGGTGGCGCCTCATCACATAGGCGGGCCGGGCGCTACTCCGGCTCGGGAACGTACATGCTCTGTGTAATGACCGCAGGCGTGCGCACTATCACCCAATTGCTCGGTAATGCCTGCTGTTCGAGTGCGTTCAGGGGCCTATTTCCACCTGTCACAAGCGAGGTGTGCCAGCTACCGACCTTGGTTCCCATCTCCAAGGGCCGATCCCCATCGAGTCATGTCGTTTGTAGCGTGTCCGCTTTCCACGCCGCCGCCTATGTGATGGTCCTGGCCTTTTACTTCGCCAGGGCGGAAGTGACAGATTTGCGTTTCCTCGCCGTTCTATGAGGTCATCGGCCTGAGTGGGTGCGGTCGTGCAATACGCCGACCCGAACTGTTCCGCACTCCATCAAGAATCCACCCGCCTGTGTCCATGTGCGGAACCAGGGGCACATCCCTGGCTAGGCGGATACTTGATGGCGCTACCAACGCTCAAACGGGCAAATCCTCTGCCTGCTTCCTGCTGTCAACAATAAACCGAGCGAATGTGTAACAATGACCAGCTTAACCAAACTAGAGAGATTTCCATGGGCAACAAAATCGTTACTGAAGCCGACCGCAAGCGCACTCCGCGTCCCGTCGCCCCCAAGGGCGTGGTCCTTACCACACAAGGCCGCGGCCAACGTGTGAGCAAGGAGCGTGGCGCGCATACCAACCACAAGAAAAATTCCGGAAAGCGTCACCGCTAGGGCTAATCTCTGTGGTCAGTTCGCCACGAGCATCTTTCTGCCGCCTCGCTTGCTGATATCCAGCGCATGCCGAGGCAGGGGCGCTGGTGGCCGTGGGGTTATGGCTGGCCGGGCCGGGGATCATGCGATAGCGGCGTCAATCTCGTCCAGCGTCATGCCAAACTCGTCTTGAGCGACCCTCACAAAATGCGACAGTCTTTCCTGCGCGGTCACTTGCTTGCCGTCCAATTCAGGCACGAGCGCGTTTCCCCAGGTATTCAGGATTCGCACGAGCGTCTTGATTTCGCTGAGAACGTTTTGCTTTCGGGTTTCCATGTCGCTCCTTTGCGGCCCGCAGGCCGGTTATTGTTGGAGTGGGGCGGGTAGAGGCATCCAGTGCGTGGGCTTCTCGTTGCCTTCCTGCCAGCCGTAGGCATCTGAATACCATTCCTCGAAGTCGTCGCGGAACTCCAAATTTTCCCGTTCCATTTCCTCAACCGTAATGACCTCGTATGGATCGGTCAGCTTGGCGATAAATGGCCCGGAATCTTCGCGCCACACCAACACTTCAGTGTGTTTGGGCGCTGTCTCGATAGGCTCCCACTGCTGCACCTCCCTTACCCTTGCATCTGCGTAGGCTTGGGCTTGGGTGGTGGTGATGAGAGGGGCTACAGAAAGATCATCATCTCCTTGCGCGAAGGACGCATCGAAGTGAAGCGCGCCGGTGCTTTGGGGATGGATATCGTGCTTTACAAGAAAGCCCACCGGCTCAGGCATCGTTGGCTTAGTCATGATTTCGCCGCCCATATGGATTTGATTAAGGACTGATACGCCTCGTCCGCCACTCGCTTAGATGTGTATTCGTGATACGTTTCTTCTCCGGTAACGGTGTCCATTTGCTTGATCGTCCAGACGCCATTCTTTTTGGTTGGCTTGTGGTAGACATTCCATCCGGTTTTGCTCATGGCCGCTCCTACCGATTAATAGCCTGACGCTGCAAGCTGATCATTTCATCGAGCCGCTTCTTGATCCCAAACACAGCAAACGGCAGGCATACCCAAAGAATCCCGACCACGATGGCGAATAGTGCGCCGATGATTACTAGTGCTTCCATTTCTTCCCCTTACATAAGTGATGATTTCTTTGATTTGAGTGTCAGATCAACGCAGGACATATAGAAAGCGTCCTTGATCTGAGCCGGAGTGCTGCGAACCATGTTCGGATTGGTGTAGATGCCGATAATTGCTTCGATCATCATGTCGCGAAACGCTGGCGGCTGAGCGTGCTCTACCGTGACTTCGATCAGAGACTGAGCGGACAGGCCTGCGTCACGATGAAACGCTGCGGCCTCTGTCATGTCGGCAAGCCTGGAGCAAAGATCGGATTTGGCGTGCACTGAGAATGCGACAGTGCACAGTATTAGTGCGAGTAGGTGTTTCATGGCTGGCTCCCTGTGGCGCGGGCGATGGCGGCGCGAAGATTCGCGACAGCTTGCATTGGATTTCCATCAAAACCCGCCGGGCTTTCATGCAGGTCAACGAAGTTCGGCATGACCGCGCACCACATTTGCCTACCTTCGCTGGTGTAGCCATCTTGGAATATCCTGGCCTCGCTTTCCTCCGGGCCACCATGAGCAGGGCAAGCGTGCCTGAAACAATACGGGGCGTCGTTAATCCCTCGTGTATGGCGCAGATAGGTTCTCGGCAACTGATGCCCGTACGCCTTCTCTCCGCACAACCCGGCAGGAGCTCCACCCATCCACATTGGGGCTCTGCATGTGGCTTCTTGCCAGGGTGCTGGCGCATGCTTGTGTTCCATCCTGTTCTCCCTATTGGTGGTCATCCGCAAACCCTGGCTCGCAAGGCTTGCGGATGGGCCGGTTTCCCGGCCTGCGGTTTATTTAAATCGGCCAGCCTCTAGGATCGGCAATCCAGCCTCGGTCGGTACATAGATGATTTGTGCGCCCGCGTTTTGGGCTTGCTTTAACCCCTCGATATAGAGGTAGCGTAGATACCCTTCGGGGCCACCAAGACCTTCTGCAACGATTCGGTTGGCTTCGGCCACGCCCTTGGCGCGCGACACTTCCGCTTCGGCAAGCATGACGGCTGAATCACGGGCTGCCGTGGCTTCCTCAACTTGAATCCGCCGGTTGGCTGTCGCTTGTGCTAATTGAGCCTGGCCTTCGGCTTCGCGAAGCTTGATGATCACCTTGGGGTATGTGTAGACCCCGCCGACACCAACGACAATGGCAAGAGCAAGCGATACGATTGAACCAATTGGGCTTTCACTCAGAATCATGAATGCCACCACTATCAAGGCAATTGCCAGAATTCCTACAATGATGAAGAACATATTTTTTTATCCTCGCTTCAGTAAGCACCCAGCACGGATGCTTGCCAAAGCGGCCTGTTGCCAGGCCCTTGGTTACTGCTCCCTGCGCAACTCCCGCCTCTATTGACGGCTCGCAGTGTCCCGGCCTTCTCCCGGTGGTCATCATTCGATTACTCGCCATCGACTGATTACTGGCGCGCTGGCCCGTTCGTCCAGCTTCACACTTTCACCGCCTGGCTCTGCGCCAAGGCCCCACTCGCCATAAAAGGTCCGCGTGCTTGCTTCCGTGGTTTTCCGTCGTCTTTTGGCCAGGGCATACACGTCGGTCGTCCCTCCTGTCGGGCGCACCTACACCTCACGGCAGTGCGCAGCGTCGTTCGTGTGCCGTTATTCACCAGACGTATCTGGTGTGGTCCACACTGCAGGTTGTTAAAGAGCGGTTTGTTGCTGCCTGCCGTACCGTGGCTTTGCCATAAGGGCTTGGTGGCATAACTCATATTTGAGTTGATGAGGCGATAGTAAACCCGTAAATGGGTTAATGTCAACCCGTATGCGGGTTAATTATTGGGGGATTACCCTAAATATTCGCGCAGGTTTTCAGATGTGGCCCGCGCCAGGAGGAGCAAGTCCTGCTGTTCTTGAGGGGATATGCGCTGAAGGGATTTGAAGTTGTTGCTACAGATGAATACCAGTAGCGCATGCAGTTGTGCGTGGGTATTCCGGATGGCCGTAAGGTCTCCGGGTTTTATCGGTGGGGTCTCCGGTTTATTATTCATGCCGCTATCCTCGTGTAGCTTTGTGCTGTGCCGCGCTCTATGAGCCGTTTTGGGCTCCTGAGCAGTCTTGTATGGATGCCGATCCGGCCACCATGCATAAATAATGTACTGTATAGATACACAGTGCAATACTTGATTTTTTCGGAAATTCCGGAAACCCGCGCTAACCCAAGGTGATAGGGAAATCGATATCGTTTTCCCTAATTTTCCAGCGGCTGTCCTACATGGCTAAGCCGGTCATGTGAATAGAAATCTATTTATAATCAATGGGTTATTATTCTGTCGGTATGATCATGACGATACAAATTTGAATTTGCTGGATGAAAGTTTGAAAAACTATTAAAGATCGCTCCCGATGTTTTACGTCCGGCGGCGCGGGATGGCATTGACAGGGCGGCGAGCGGGCAAAAAAAAGCCACCTCATGGGCGGCTGGTGGGGTAGGGGCAAAAGAAAACCCGCCGGGGCGGGTGGGGTATGCCAGCTAAAAATGCTCCATTAGGAGTTGACGGAGTAAAACGAGCCGATTTGACTAGATATTGCTTGCATTGACGGTGTTTCCGGACTCTAAGATCTTGTCGTCAGGCGCAACGCGAACCAGAGTGACTCCCTCGAAGACGACAAGGGTTGCTGGATATACCTCTGTCCTCTCGGGTTTAGTTGCAGCTATCTTGCCCGTCCCCATCTGGACATCAATAACCCAATGTCCCTCTTTGATGTCATAGCTCTTTAGCAATGCAGTTAACAGCTCTTTAATTGGGACAACAATATTTGCCGCTGTCTTTGCGGATTTGCGTGGTGCCCGCTTTCGTGGCGCTGAAGTTTTAGACGCTGTAGGCTTCGTCGCCATACTGACTCCTTGCAATTTCATATGAACGTGTTTTGGGGAGACTCAATTTTGCGGGCACAGTATCACCTTGCACCATATAAAAGTCCTGTATTGCGTCGCGGAAATAAACCAAATATTCTTTATGGACACTGGTAGATGGACGCCGAAAGGAAAACACTTTCTCGGACAGTGCTTCCGTGATTAAAGTGTTAAGACTGACGCCTTCGATTTCCGCCATCAATGCTGCTCGATGATGAAGGCTCTTGCTCATGCGAAGAGTTACCCGACCGTTGTAATCGGGGTCTGTAGCGGCCAAGGGCGCCGGGAATTCTCTTTTTTGCTCGTGCGCTAAGTTGTGCAGCATTTGAAGTGCATCTCTAGCCTCATTGAATGCATCTGCAGCGCACTCCGCATACCCAGCCACTCCGGGAATTTCCTTTACTTTGGCCTCATAAAGGAGGCCGTCAGGGCTATCGATGCGCTTGATTTCAATCGTATAGAGGGAGGGGTCGAATTGATTCATGATGATCTGCCTAGAAATTCTTCCAAGTCGGTTTTTGCTCGCTCAAGCTCTGATGCAATATTCTTCACATATACAGATAAAACATGAGGATTTTTCCCATGTCCGCAATTGAAGTTTCCGCCTGAATAGCTGCGCGTTCCGCTATGGCCGTACACTTTATGGTGCGGAGACTTCTTCGGCGTTACTGTATATCCCAGACTCTCAAGAGCGCGCACGACATCTAAGCACTTTTGGCTGGAAGGTCGTGATTTTAGATCTCGAACTACATTCTCGACAATACTCATATGACACTACATATGGTGTCAAAGTTCCTGAGCATAGCATGGCGATGCTCCAGTGTCGAACAGGGAAATGTCCTCATCATGAATTTCTCCTATACCAGCGATCAAGCGGCATCTGTTTTTGGGCGGCCCCCACGCGTTGATCATTCATATATAACCTCCTGTTTTAATTGATTTTAAGGCGGCCACCTTGCAGCCTATTCATCTTCACATTCCCAAACACCGCTAAGTTTTCGCCGCCTACCGCCCCTCCATCGGCCATTTCTTCCTCCACTTACGCTTCTGCCGCGCATCCCAAAGCCTGATAACCAACAAGACAGCCAGACAGACCAGGCCTGCGAGGATGAAGTAGATGCCGTAGTTTATGTCCATGGCTCAGTGGGTGTTGGGTCGCTTATCGGCCTGAAAAAATTCCGTAGGCGAGTAACAGTGCCAAAACAATTCCAATAATTTGACGCCCGGTCAGTCCGGTGCCGCCGACCGTGGGAACAGGGGCTTCGACCACGGGCGTAAGTTTGCAACCGCAGTGTTTGCACACCCGAGCCTCTTTTTTCACCATCTCCGCGCAGTCTGGGCAAGTTACGTGAGTTTTAGGGCTGGGCGCTTCCAGTGCTGCGACTGGGTTTTTACTTAGATCACTCGATGCCGCTAGAAAGATGGCGGCCAGTATCGGGCTGATTAATACGGCCAAAATGAACCAGGCGAAGCCGCTGCGCCCTTTATTGCCTGCCCACACTCCGATAGCGATCGAGGCGAGAACCCAGAATATGATGATTTCCATTACATGTTCACATCAAACTAATCTTTCGTTACCTTCCGCCCGTTGTAGGTGAGTACTCACTACAAATACGGGCTAAATTTATTTATTCCCTAGGTACTTCTCGGCGTCCGAAATAAGGTACTGCTGCTCTTTTTTGCCAAGTGCTCTATAGGCGTTTAGCAAGCGCTTTTCATCGGCGCTCAGGTCAGATGCCGCGCCTTCTTCTGCAAGAGCTGGAACGTAGTAGCGGGGGTCCATTCCTGGCACAAACAACTGCCACACCTTGACACCAAAAGCGTCTGCCACGCCATCAAGTTTATCTATGGCCACAGCGGAGGCGCCAATTTTGCTGCCATTGCGTAGGCGATCGAATGTCGAACGTGTCACTGCACCCTGAGACGCAGCGCTAGCGGTCACATTGGACGAGTAGATACCCTCCGGCCCAATGAGGCGGTTCATCGTTTCGGCGAGAGTTTTCATGGCATTCGTACTCATATCTGGGATGTTCCCAGAATCTGTAACCCAAGTGCGGGTTGCAATAACCCATATATGAGTTGATAATATGCGCATGGAACAGACATCAACTCTTCTCTTTAGTGTGGTTGCCCAGCTTCGCGGTGTGAAGTGGAGTTCGCTGCCGCAACTCGCCGACGATACAGGTGTGCCCGAAAGCACGATCAAGAAGATTCGATCGGGCGAGGTGAAAGACCCGCGCATCAGCACCATCGAAGCGCTGCACTCCTACTTCACTGCCCGCTCCACCAAAGAGGCTGAGCATGTCTAAAAAAGATCTTATTCGGGCAATGCTGTGGGGTTTTTCGTGGGCTGCTTTGGCGATTCTGTTGTGCATGACTCTTTCGCCGGGAGCGATGCGATGCGCCTGAAGAATGCGAAAGAGCCTTGCACGATATTGGTCATGATTATCGCCACAACGGTCATGGAGCTCAAAGCTTCCACCATTGCCTCGCTGAACCTTGTTGAGAATCGAGCCCAAACAACAACAAGAATGACTGCGACCTGGAATGCGATAAGCACGCGCTTCAAATGCGATTCCACCAATGCATACAACGCTGAATCCTCTCTGGCAGTCTTTATCAACCAAATAAACCCAAATCCGTATGCGGGCAATAACAGGCCCAGCAAGAACTCCCAATTGATTGCCATGTTCCGATCCTTCCCTAATTGTTTGATGCGTGAGAACACCAATCATAAGGGAATGGAGCGGGCCGCCCATTTTGAGGCAGAGAGTCATGCGTAATTTTTGCGTTGTGTTCATAGCCTCTATTTTTTTCCACCCGTGTGACAACGACTGACAAAAGGATTTATCAGTGACTATCACAGCCGAAAAAACACAGATGACACTGGACTTCGAGCCGGGCCTTTTGGAGCGCCATCGCAACCTTCGGGATTGCATCGCCACGGGTATCTATAAGCGCGGCCTATCAAGGACCGCCATAGATTTGAACGAGTCACCGGGGAACTTGGGTAATCAATTAAGCGAAGACCATCAGCGCAAGTTTGGCGTCGACGAGTTCGAGCTTTACCTAGAGAAATCTGGCGACTTCACGCCTATTTACTACTTGGTCGAAAAGTTTCTGAACAATGGCAAGTCGGTGGAAAAGGAGGCTGCCAGTGCAGAAGCCTTGCAGGCTATCGCGTCTCTCATGCCTTTGCTGAAAAAAGCGGGGCTGGCATGAGCACCGCCATCATCAACAGCGACCAGTCACTGCAAAGCGTCTTCGGGCAGCTGCGCGAAATGTACCAGCGCCATCGCTTTCTGCGCCTAACTGTCAAAACAGGCAAGGCCCGCAGCCTTCCTCAAAACAACATCACCCACGCGTGGTATGAGCAGCTTGCCCGCGAACTGCGCGAGGACGATGCGCTCGGATGGAAGTGCTACTGCAAGCTTCATCACGGTGTTTCGATCCTGAGGGCCGAGGATGGGGAGTTTCGCGAGGCGTACGACGCAGTGATCAAGCCGCTTTCCTATGAGAAGAAACTGATCGCTATGCGTCACTGGCCCGTAACAAGCCTCATGAGCAAGGAGCAATTGAGCAAGTACGCCGAGGCAGTACAGGGTGATTTCTATGAGAAGGGCGTGATTCTGGCGTTTCCTGATCAAGAGGTGGCGGCATGATGCTGACGCAAGAAAGATTGATGACGCTTTTGCATTACAACCCCGAAACTGGAATTTTCATCTGGCGTGATTTCGGCGCTGGATCTAGAAAAGTCAAGGGGAAAGTTGCGGGATGCAACAGTAGGGGGCGTGTCCTGATTCGTGTCGACGGTCATTTATATAAGGCCCATCGACTCGCATGGCTTTATGTCAATGGAGAAATGCCGAAATTCGAAATTGATCACATCAATGGTATTTCAAGCGACAACCGTATAGAAAATTTACGCGACGTTCCACACCACATAAATATGCATAACTTTCGCGCCCCCACGAAACGGAATTCATCTGGTTTTTTGGGTGTGTATTTTGATAGGGATAAAAACAAGTACGTAGCAAGCATTTCTATTGATCGTCATGTCATGTTTTTAGGTCGGTATAAACGAGCAGAGGAAGCACACAAAGCATATCTATACGCAAAAAAGGTCTTTCATGTGGGCAGCACTCTGGGATGTGATGTATGAACAACATTTCTTTCCCCAAAACCAAGCCCTGGCGCTCAGAAAAGCATCGCAGACTGGTAGCAAGCCTTCCTTGTGTCGTCACTGGCAGGCACGGACCCAGCCAATGCGGGCACGTTAATTTCAATAAAGGCATGGGCACCAAGGCATGCGACAGCCTCACATTTCCTATCAGTCCTGATGCTCACCGCGAACACGACCAAGGCGGGAACCTGACCCGAGAAGAACGCTGGCGCCGCGAATGGGAATACGTGGACGCTACCAGGGCATTGCTCATTCAACGCAATCAGTGGTCAGTGGAAGCTGAGACAGCCTACAAGATCGCTATCCAGCCGCTGGCAAGGGTTGTGCATGCGGATAGGGAGGCGGCGTGAATTATTACCCGCACCATATTGGTGACTACATCACAGCAACCGCGCACCTGACGATGGTCGAGGATGGCGCCTATCGCCGGCTGCTTGATCTGTATTACTCAAGCGAGAAGCCCCTCCCTGCTGAGAGGAAGGCCGTCTATAGGCTAGCCAGGGCACGCGCAAAGGAAGAGCAACAAGCCATTGACGTAGTGCTTGATGAGTTCTTTGAGCAAACCGACTCTGGCTGGACGCATTCGCGTTGCGACGAGGAAATTGAAAAGGCTCGGGTTATTGCGGAGAAAGCAAGAGCTAATGGAAAGAAGGGCGGAAGACCACCAAAACAGAAGCCCGAACAAAACCCAGAAGAAACCCAGCCGGTTATTTCTGGGTTAGCTGATCAAAACCCAGACGATAACCCAGAGCAAACCCAGAAAAAAGCAAACGTAAAGCTCCCAATCCCATTACCCAATACCATTAATAACCCCCTACCCCCTTGCCAGGGGGCCGAGGTCTGGAAACTTCCCGATTGGGTGCCTTCAGATCTATGGGGCGAGTTTGAAGCTGTGCGCAAGAAGCGCAAAAAGCCGATGACCGACCGTGCCAGACGCTTGGCTGTGGGCAAGCTCGAGTCTCTGCGGAATGAAGGCCATAGCGTGGAATCGCTGCTCGAGCAATCCATTCTGCATGCTTGGGACACGTTCTACCCGATCAAGCAGGCCGAGACTGGTGACCGCTTCGGAGGGATGGTCTGATGCGTGGACACATGGCGATCAAGGAGCTGCGCCGCATGGGCAAAAAGCCGTCGCAGGCTTGGGTGTTTCTGCTCGAACCGGATGCAAAGATGCCTCAGTTCGTGGACGCTGAAGACCTGCTTGAGTCCGGCCTGCCGCCAGAGGTACATATCGACGCCAAGGAGCGTATTGGGACTCTGGACTTCCGGTTTCTGACCGGCGTCATTGTCCATCTGCAAGGCCAAAACGTTGACCGCCTGCGTCAGGCGTACGCGCAAATTCTTCCATGTCAGCCGCTGCGCATCATAGCGAGCGGTGCTGGCGTATTTCACGACACAGGAATGCCAACATGCACAACGTAATCCCCCTCGTTCAGGACGATGACATCGACTGGCAACGCTACATGCAGGAATCCGAGCCGCGCATCAAGGTCAAGAGCGTGGATTCTTGGACGCAGGCCATCATTGATGTTTTTAAGAACGGCGAGCAAGAGGCGCAGGGCGCAAAACTCCCATGGCCCGCCACACACGATGGATTGCGCTTCCGCCCAGGGGAAGTGACCTTGTGGCTGGGGATTAATGGCCATGGTAAAAGCCAGCTGCTTAATCAGGCGTGTCTCGGCTTTGCCGCCCAAGGTGAGCCGGTATGCATCGGGTCTTTTGAGATGCCGCCGCTGAAAAACGTGCCTAGAATGCTGCGCCAATTGGCGACTACGAGCCAGCCGTCCGAGGGCTACATCAGGAAGATGATGTCCTGGCTACGCGGGAAGGTCTGGATCTACGACCATTTGGGCGCCATTCGACCAGAGCAGCTTTTCGCCGTTATTCGCTATTGCCATCAGGAACTGAGCCTCAAGCATTTTGTCATCGATAGCATGATGAAGTGCGTTCACGGCGAAGATGACATGAATGGACAAAAGGCATTTGTAGACCAATTGTGCCGACTGGCTCGCGAGTGCGAGATGCATATTCATCTCGTGCATCACAGCAGAAAAAAGGAAAGCGAGCGCGACATTCCCGGCAAGTTTGACGCGAAGGGATCGGGCGCGATCATCGACCAGGTGGATCAACTTGTCACGGTCTGGCGCAACAAGCCCAAAGAGGCGGCCATCAAGAAGTGCCGCGACGAGGGTAGCCCGGTGCCGGACGATATCAAGAAAAAGTGCGACGCCATGTTGATCTGCGACAAGAACAGGCACGGCGATTGGGAGGATCACGCTTTCTTGTGGTTTGACCCTGCCAGCCTGCAGTACATGAGCGATTCGCGCCGTCAACCCATCGATTTTATGAGGAATATATAGATGAGCCTGAACCTGCAACGACAGGCATACGCGGAACATCACGTGAAATTCGACTGCGAACACGAAAACACGATCATTCGGCGTCGCCAAATTAAGAACGGAGCGTTTCAGTATACGCATCAATGTTTGCGATGCGGCGAGCCAGTCGGAAACCCCATAGCCAAGGTCAAAGCTGAAGCAATGCACGGCGGGCCAGTTCCTGACTGGGATGTGGCATTGCAGGAAGATTGGGAGCAACGGCGTCAATTAAGCGCGCAGGCTGCAAGCAAGGCTGGCGAAGCGGAATTTTGGGAAAACTACAACGCTTATCTTCAATCAGACGAATGGAAAGAAAAGCGACGCTTGGTGCTGGAGCGCGACAACCATCTGTGCCAAGGTTGCCGCCGTCGCAACGCGACCCAAGTCCACCATCTCACGTACAAACATGTTGGGCGCGAGCTTCTGTTTGAACTGATATCGATCTGCGACAAGTGCCATGAGGTTGCGCACGATGACTCCGACTGAATTCCAACTGCACTGCACACACCAGCCCTACTACCAAAAGGGCTGCATCACCTGCAATGCGCGCTACGTAAAGCTACTTCGCCCCAGCCGCGAAAAGCAAGACCAATACTTAGCCGGCCTGCCTACCCATGAGCGAGAGCAGACCATCGATATATTGAGAAAGGAGAGGGCTTCCCATGGCTGACGATCAATACCTATCCCCATGCCCCTTTTGCCAAGGCCCGCCCAAAGCGTGGGTATGCGAATCCCCGTTCAGCGGACCGATTCCACGCAAAGACGATTATGGCGACGAGGGAGCAATGGCGTATGGCTTTGTTTCTTGTCATGAATGCGGCTCGCAGGGCCCAGCCTATGGTGAGTGGATCCATGACTCCCAGGACTGGGATGCCGTGCGTAAGGAAGGAATGAGGCTGTGGCAGGAGCGCAATAGCCGACACATAAGCCTGTTTGTGGCAAACATTGAGCTGAACAAAGAGGAATGCGCGGATGCAACTTGACCGCTTGACCATCACTTTGCCCTGGGTTGACTCACGCTTGATGCCCAACCGTAAGAACGGGCTGCACTGGGGACGATCACAGGAAGCCAAAGTACGGGCTCGCCAGGACGGGCATATGAGCGCGCTGGTTGCATTGGGGCGAAACACGATGCCGCTGTCAACAACCATTCCGGTCAAGATCACGTTCGCAGCGCCTGACGGGCGTCATAGGGACTTGGACAATCTTCTGGCTGCCAGCAAAGCAAGCCTGGATGGAATCGCCAAAGCGTTGGGAGTCGACGACAAATGTTTTCGCCCGCTGACCATCGACGCGGCGATAGACACTCGAAAACAAGGTTTTGTAATCGTGGAGATAGGACTATGAACCCTCAAGAGCTCAAGCAAGCAGTGGCCGAGAAGATTGCCAACGACTATGGGATATGGGTCAACCGCCATCTACCGATGCGGGCCCTGTGTCGCAAGGTCATGGAGCATACCGGCAATCGCATCCCGACTGGGCAGTCCGACAGCATGTACTTGCACAACTTCATCAAGCCACCGGTCTACACCCCGCTGACGATCATTCCGTTTCGGCCAATGGTGGCAAAGCCCCATATGCGCCAAGCCGACATCAACGCAGCCCAGCCGCCCTTTGCCACGATTCACGGGGTAGGCAATGGGGCTGAGCCGAGCCCGGTGTGGAGACGGTAGACATGGGACTGACTTACATGGATGGCGAAGACTATTTCAAGTATCGCCGCAACTCAGAGCGGTTAAATAAGCCTCGCATCACATTTTGCTCAGGGCTATGGTTTTGCGAGTCCCCACATGGCGGATCTATAGCGACTGGCGGTAGCCCGCAAGAATCATACAAGAAGTGGAAATTGGCTCGTAAGATTAGGAAACTGTGACATGGCCGATCAAGCATTCGAAGATCGCTTAGAGAACTGGGGCCGCTACTGGCGCAGATCACGCGTCGGCTACGCATCCAGCCCCACGGCTATTGTGTGCGAGCAGATGGCGATTGCCGCCGGAAAGACCATCACAGACGGCTATCGTGAGCTTCACCCAAGGCCTGAGATAGACGAGGTCGATGCGCAAACCATCGAATGGTGTTGGACCAAGTCATCGTATCGCTTAGATGCGAGAGTGCGGGCAATCTTGAAAGCCCATTACGTCAGCAGCAACGATAAGCGGGCGACATGCAGGGCGTTGCAAATCAGATTGCGCTCCTACGATTCGTTCCTCTTGGATGCTGTGAGCCAATTCCAACAAGTTGTTGCGCTGTTAGAGGGCATGGGGCATAATACCGTCAAGACAGACAGACAACCGGCGAAAGCTGTGTAGAAAGCCCTAAAGGCGGTCGGCCCGTCTCCGACTGAAACGAATTTTTGAAGCCTCGCAAATCCTGCGGGGCTTTTTTGCGTTTGTCTCCTCCCCCGGCGTTACGACGCCCTTCGCCCCAGGTTGATCACATCGATCCCCGGGGCTTTTCTTTTGGAGCGACCAACCAGTAATGGAGTCGCAAGTGATATGGCCAAGCTTACCGCGAAACAGCAAAGGTTCGTCGAGGAATACCTTGTCGATCTGAATGCCACTCAAGCGGCTGTGCGGGCTGGGTACTCAAAGAGGACGGCAAGACAGATAGGGGAAGAGAACCTGTCAAAACCTGACATCGCTCAAGCGGTGCAGGAAGCCCAGATCAAACGCTCTGAGCGCACCGAGATTACCCAAGACATGGTGTTGATGGAGTTGGCAAAGCTGGGGTTCGCCAACATGCAGGACTATATGCGTGTTGGTGCTGATGGCGACCCGTATTTGGACTTTTCTGCCTTGACACGAGATCAGGCGGCAGCGCTTGTCGAAGTCACTGTTGAGGACTTTAAGGAAGGTCGCGGGGAGGATGCTAGGGATGTGCGCCGGGTGAAGTTCAAGCTGGCCGACAAAAAAGGCGCCCTGGTCGATATCGGAAAGCACCTGGGCATGTTTAAGGATCGTGTCGAGCATTCTGGGCCAAACGGCGGGCCTATGGAAATGAACCACCGTATCGAGTTCATCGGTGACGATTAAGTTTCCGAAGAAGCTCCGGTTTCTTTTCCAGCCGTACCGATACAAGGTCGCCCACGGTGGGCGGGGTTCTGCCAAGTCCTGGTCATTCGCCCGCGCCTTGCTGCTGCAGGGCACGACAAAGACCGTTCGGGTGCTGTGCGCCCGGGAAGTGCAACTGTCGATCAAGCAGTCAGTACATAAGCTGCTCAAGGACCAGATCGAGCTATTGGGCCTCACGAGCTTCTACGAGGTGCTGGAAACCGAGATTCGGGGCATCAATGGTACGGAATTTTCCTTTGCCGGCTTATCCAAACAAACGGTCGATTCGATCAAGTCGTTTGAGGGCGTAGACATTGTTTGGGTGGAAGAAGGCCAGTCAGTCAGCAAGAAATCCTGGGATGTGCTGATACCGACGATCCGTAAGGCTGGGTCGGAAATATGGATCAGCCTTAACCCAGAACTGGAAACGGACGAGACGTATCAACGGTTCATCGCCAACCCGCCGCCCAATTCCTGTGTCGTGCAAGTCAACTATCACGACAACCCTTGGTTTAGCGAGGAACTGGAAGCGGAGCGCATCCACTGCCAACTAACGGCGCCAAAGGATTACGACAACATTTGGCTTGGCAAGTGCAAGCCTGCGGTCTCTGGCGCCATCTACTACGACGAAGTAGCGGCAGCCGAGGAAGGCCAGCGCATTACCAACGTACCGTATGACCCGATGCTCAAGGTTCATGTCGTGTTTGATCTTGGCTGGAATGATGCGATGGCAATCTCGCTCATCCAGAAAGGGCCGGCTGACATTCGGGTGATTGAGTACATTGAGGACTCGCATAAGACGCTGGATCACTATTCAGCGTTGCTCAAGGGCAAGAGCCTTAACTGGGGTGATTTGTACTTGCCTCACGATGGGCGCAACAAGGACTTTAAGACCGGCAAATCAGCCGAAGAAATCATGACCGCGCTAGGGTGGTCGGTCAAGATCACACCGAACATGAGCATCGAGGCTGGCATCAGACTTACTCGCATGACATTTCCCCGGATGTACTTTGATAAGGCTAAGACCGAGCGCCTAATTCAGTGCGCCAAGCGGTACAGGCGGTCAATCAACCAGCAAACGAACGAGCCAGGAGCGCCAATGCATGACGAATGGAGCCACGGCGCTGACAACTTACGGTATGTCGCGGTCAATGCCGAGAGCATGACCAACGAAACTTGGGGCGGCGAGATTCACTACCCGTCGCTAGGGAAATTTTAATGATCGACGAAGACGACTTCGCCCGGATACTGGATAGCGCCATTACTGACGCTGAGCACTGGCAGACTGAACACCTGTCGGCTGATCGCGAGCGCAATTACCGGTACTACCTAGGCCAGGCTGAGCCAGCGCTTGAAGGAAGGTCTCAGGCCGTCTCATGGGATGTGTTCGAGACAATCGAATCAGCCATGCCTGATCTCATTGAGATATTCCTATCCGGTGAGAACATTGCCGAGTATGAGCCGGTCGGGGTCGAGGACGAGCCATTTGCAGGCCAAGCGACCGATTACATCAATTACATAGTCTCCAAGCAAAATCCGGGCTTTCTGATCTTTTCCACATGGATCAAGGATGCCTTGCTCTCGAAAATCGGCATTGTTCGTGCATATTGGGCCGAGAACGAAAGCGTAGTGGATCGCCGCTATACAGGGCTTAACGAGCTGCAACTGACGCAGTTGCTGCAAGACGACAGTATTGAGGTGGTCGAGCAGTCAGCCAAGGATGACCCGGCAGACATTGCTGCGCGTGAGCAGGCGCAAAGCGCAATCAACACGCTAGATCCAGAGGTCCAGCAGCAGGTTATGGCGCAGTTGGCCATGCCGGTTGCGCAGGTATTCGATGTGAAGCTTCGTAAGACGCAAAAGAAGGGGCGCGTCTACATTGATAACGTCCAGCCTGAAAACTTCATCATCACACCAAGAGCCAAGACGATTGCCGCGGCTGACATCGTGGGCGAATTCAAGATGATGACTCGCTCGGACATGATCGAAGCGGGCTATAAGCGCTCATTGGTCGAGAACGTTCAGTCTTTCGAGACGGCAGCCGATGACGAGGGTATTGCGCAGATCGCCAATGAAGATGCGGTATCGGGCTGGCCTGATACAGACCCAACGGACGATTCGACCGAAGAAATCCGGGTGTTCGACGGCTTTATTCGCCTTGATTACGATGGCGACGGCCTGGCCGAATGGCGAAAGGTGGTACGCGCTGCAAACGTGATGCTGCTTAACGAAGAGGTCGATTGCCCTGATTTTTGCACCATTTCCCCGATTCTTATTCCGCATAGGCTTGTTGGCGTGGGGTTGGCTGATACGGTTGCGCCGATACAGGAAACCAGCACTGCGATGCAGCGTCAGTACGTTGATTCGCTCATGCTGGCGAACAATCCGCGCACCTATGTAAACGTGGATGCGCACGTTAATCTTGACGATCTGCTGAATAACCGTGTTGGCGGCATGGTGCGCGGCAAAGGGCCGATGCAAAACGCTGTGTCGCCGCTTGTGACGACCAATGTCGCTCAATCCGCGCTCGAAGGCATCGAGTTTATGGATTCGCGCCGAGAGAATAGAACCGGCATCACGCGCTACAACCAGGGGCTTGATGCTGACAGTTTGAATAAGACCGCAACCGGCGTGACAAAGATCATGTCAGCCGGGGACGCTCGCAAGCGCATGATGGCCCGCATCATGGCTGAAACCGGCATTAAAGACCTGTTTCGCCTGCTGCTGAAAATCGTCACGAACAATCAGGACAAGGCGGCAACCGTGCGCCTTCGTGGCGAGTGGGTCGAGTTTGACCCTTCTCAATGGTCACCAGAGATGGATGTGACTATCGAAACGGGTAGGGGCAGCGGGGATAAGTCGCAGACTATCGGCATCATGCAGATGGTGCTGGAAGTGCAGAAAGAAGCGTTGATGTCTGGCTCGTCCCTGGCTGATGAGCAGAAAATCTACAACACGCTTGACTCACTCCTGAAAGCGGCTGGCATCAAGGGGATTGATAAGTACTTTAACAATCCTGAGAAACAGCCTCCGCAGGAAGCTAAACCGCCTGAGCCATCGCCTGAGGAAGCCATTGCCCGCGCAACGGTCGAGGCTGAGCAGATCAAGGCGGGCGTGAAAGAGAAGGAAATCCAGGCCGATTTAGAGATGAAGGGCATGGAGTTGCGGATGAAGGAAATCGAATTGGAAATCAGGCGCGACGAACTCGCCCTGAAACGCTCCGAGGCTGAGCATGATGCCCAAATGAGCGAGCGAGAGCAGCAGCGTAAAGAGTACGAGACGCTGCGCCCACAACCTATAGGAGCTTGATCATGGCATACCTTATTCACAGCCCATCGGTGGCGATTCGCAAGCTTGATGTGCTATCAGGCACCGAGGACGCAGAGCTTGGCAGCATGGCGCTTACCCCTGAGGGTGGCCGGTACGTGCTGACCGCCATTGGCTGGGTAAGCGTGGATAGCGACACACTGCCCGATGGCGCCAAGGTGACAGTAGAAAGCGGCGACGGCTTGGTTTCCCTTGAAATCACCATTGCCGATGGCGTGGCGACCATTCCAGACGGCTATACGCTGGCCGAAGACGCATGAACGATCAAGATCAGCAGGATCACAACCGGGCCGAACAGGCGCGCCAGATCATCGAAAACGATCTGGTGGTGTTCACGCTTGCGAGGATGCGCCGCGATATATACGAGCTGTGGGCTGATACAAGCCTGAACGCCGAGCAGCGTGAGGAATTGCACCGCCAGCACATGGCGCTTGAGCGTTTTGTGGCCGCTTTTGACGTGTATCTACAGAATGGTGCGCAGGCAAGGGCGATGCTTGGGCTGCCGGCAGAGAGCAAATCATTCTGGCAGCGCATCACGGAGCATTTCTAATGGCACGAGCAAAGAAATCCGAGGTTGCACAGACCTTATCGGATTACATCACGGAGCATGAGGACGCCGCGCAGGCGGTGGGCGTTGTGCTTAACCGAGTCACCTATCCGGGCGCAGCTATGGAGCTACGTCAGGGGCGCTACGGCGGTATTCGCGTAGCCGATGGGGAGTTGGGTGCGGTTTATAGCGACGGCTCCAAGCACTGATTTTACGGGCGTGTTGCGGCCCTTTGACAGCAACCCGAGAAAGACCAATCGAATAGCCGCCTTAGGGTGGCTTTTTTGTTGTCGAAGTCAAACCTCAAGGAAGAACCATGGATCAAATCGCAGAACTTGTTGGCCAGATGAACGAGGCGGCTGAACCCGCCGAAGAACTCGAAACAGATCAACCGGAGACGGAATCGCAGGACGAGTTAACGGACATCGAGGACGAGCAAGAGGACGAAACCGAAGCAGATGATGCCGAGTCGCAAGACGAGGACGAGGAACAACCGGAAACGGACTCCCTGGATGATCAATCTGTCACGTGGAAGACCGCCAGCGGTGAAGAGTTTACAGCCAGCGTATCCGAGCTTAAAGCCGGGTATATACGTAATCAGGACTACACGCAGAAAACGCAGGAATTGGCGAAAACTCGCGATCAGGTTCATCAACAGATTCAGCAGCAATTCAAGCAAGTCGAGCAATACGCGTCAGAGCTTGGGCAGTTGAGCATGCAGGATCAGTACGTCAAGCAGTTGGAAGCCCAAATCGGGCAGATGAGCCGCCATGACGACCCGCTTGCCTACAACAATGCCATCTCCGAGCTTCTTATGGCCCAACGACAGCGTGACGGGTTGGCCGCCCAAATCACGCAGGTTCAACAGGGACGCACTGCCGAGCAGCAGCAGGCCTTCGCGCAAGCTCAGCAGCAAGCGGCCCAGGAGTTGACCTCAGGCCCGAACGCACTGCCCAACTTTGGCAAGGAACTGGTGCAGAAACTGAACGATACAGGCAAGGGATACGGATTATCTGATGAGGAACTGTCCACGATCACGGACCCCCGGCACATCCGGATATTGCACGACGCGATGAAGTACCGCGAGCTGCAAGCCAAAAAGCCCGAAGCCTTAAAGAAAGTGTCATCGGCAAAACCGGCGCGCCAAACGCGTTCAGTGCCGCCATCTCGCATACAAAAGGTCGCAAAATCATTCGATGCCAACCCCTCTATCGAGGCGATGGCCGCATTGATGAGCGCCGCCAAGTAAAGGAACCATCATGGCCAAACTGGCAAATACATTCACCACTTACGACGCGGTTGGTAACCGCGAATCGCTGGCTGACAAGATCTACCGCATCAGCCCCGAAGAAACCCCTTTTGTGTCGGCCATCGGCAAGGGCAAGGCGAAAGCCGTGTTCGAAGAATGGCAGACCGACGATCTGGCCGCGCCATCGAACAACAAGGTTGTTCAAGGCAACGAAGCCAGCCCCGCAGCGGTAACGCCCACTGTTCGCATGGGTAACCGTACGCAGATTTCCGAGAAAACCTACGCGGTTACCGGCACCCAGGAAGCGGTCGATAAGGCTGGGCGCAAGTCCGAAGTGTCGTATCAGGACGTCAAGAAGATGGTCGAGCTCAAGCGCGACATCGAATTTGCGGCCCTGCAAAACAGCACCGCTATCGCCGCGGCTGATGGTACGGCTCCACAGTCTCGTGGCGTACTGGGTTTCATCCACACCAATACCAGCATTGGTGCGACCGGCGATGACCCTGACCCCGTAGCCAACACCGCGCAAACCGATGGTACGCAGCGCGCCTTTACCGAAACGCTCCTGAATGAGGCCGCAACCAAGGGGTGGAATAACGGCGCCAAGGCCAATCTCTCGCTGTATGTGCCTTCGTCTCAACGTGCGGCCTTCTCCGGGTTCGATGCGAACGCGACAAAGAACTACCTTATCAAGGATAAGGAACTGACCGCGACCATTGACGTGTACCAGGGCGACTTCGGCACATACAAGGTCGTAAACAGCCGCTACCAGCGTCAGCGCGAGGTATTCGGCATCGATCCGTCCGGCTGGTCGATCCTCACGCTTCGCCCCTTCAAGCCGATTGAACTGGCGAAGACGGGCGATAACGTCAAGAAGCTGGTCAACACCGAGTGGACGCTCAAGTGTGACAACCCACTCATGAACTTCGCAATCCGCGATTTGACCACTTCGTGATAGGAGCGGGCCGGGGCAACCTGGCCCGTTTTCATATGGCCGGACAGATCATTACCGCAGAGCCAGGCAGGGTTACCAAGTTTCATGCCGACGATGGCAAATTCCATATCCAGACAATAGCGGATGTGGAGCCTGTTTTAGAGCATGCCAAGGCGCTTTCTAACGAAGGCTTGGACAGAAACGCGATAGGCGACCGGCACCTTGCCCGCATTCCGATTGTGGTGCTAAACGCGTGGGCTGCCAAACGGGGCGTGACGTTCGATGCGGTCATGCAGGACGTGACATTGCTTCGTGAATTCCTCTCAGACCCGGATCACTCTCACTTTCGTGTCTACAAAGGCGCAATATGAGCATTTCCACCTATTCAGACTTGCAGGCATCGGTTGGGCGCTGGTTGCACCGTGCTGATCTGGCCTCTGTTGTGGCCGATCTCATTACCTTTGCCGAGGCGCGTCTGAATCGCAACCTGCGCGTGCGTCAGATGGAGCAATCCAGTAGCGAAACCATCGTATCCAGCGAGATTGCGCTGCCAGACGACTGGATAGAATTTGTTGGCGCCCCGATGTTAGGTGATACGCCACTGGATTTTGTGACCCGCGACCAGTACAAGGCGCGTCGAGGCTGCTATGGGAATTACTACACCATCATGGGCTCTACGCTGCTCATCGGGGCGCAAATCCATGATTCAGCGCAACTGAGCTTCGATTATTACGCCAAGATTCCAGCCCTTTCTGACTTCGTTGAGTCAAACTGGCTGCTGGCAGACGGCCCTGACATTTATCTGTATGGCGCGCTCTTGGAAGCTGAGCCATACCTAAAGAACGATGCCCGTATCGAGACTTGGCGCGGCCTATTGCAGGTAGCGCTTACTGACATTCAAGCAGCTTCTGACAGAGCCAAATACTCTGGCGGGACTCTCATTATGAGGCGCGCATGATCCCGCTGCTTGGTTTTATGCCAGACGCCGATCCCACGGTATCAGGCGCGATTCTCGATTGTGAGAACCTGATTCCGACTGCCAAGGGTTTTTCCGCGGCGAACTCGCTGGCTGATACGGGCACTCAAGTATTGCCCGGTGAGTGCCGCGGGGCAGGGCTTGCCGTGCTGCTGACCAACGCCAGGCGCTTATTTGCCGGCACGCCTACCGCGATCTACGAGAACATATCGGGTGAATGGGCGGACGTATCACGTGATGGCGGCTATTCGTCCGGCGCTGAGAATCGCTGGCGCTTTGCTCAATTCGGAAATGTAACCCTTGCGGTCAATCAGCAGGACGTAATGCAGGCGTCGGCAAGCGGCGCGTTTGCTGATATTGACGGCGCGCCAAAGGTCCGGATTATTGAGGTTGTGGCCGGGTTTGTCATGGCGCTAGCCACAACCGACACCATTAACGGTGACGAGCCGGACAGGTGGTGGTGCTCTGGCCTCTATGATCACACCGCATGGGCGCCCTCACAGGCAACGCAAGCGGCAACCGCACGGTTTATCGATTCTCCCGGAGAAATCAGGGCGGGCCGAAAGTTGGGTAACACGATGGTCGTATACAAGGAAAATTCCATGTATATCGGCGAATATGTCGGCCCTCCAGTTATTTGGGCATGGCAACAGGTACCGGGCGAGATTGGCGCATCGAGCCAAGAGGCGGTTGTCTCCATTGGCACGGCGCATCTGTTCTTTGGAGCGGATGATTTCTGGATATTTGATGGCTCTCGCCCTGTCCCGATTGGCGCGCCCATCCGGGACTGGTTTTTAGAGCACTCAAACCCGAAGTATCGGTACCGTATCCAAGGCTATTACGACCGCCTTGCCGCCGTTGTGTATTGGCACTACGCATCCTCAGACTCAATCGGCGAGCTGGATGCTTGCCTTGCGTATAACGTCAAGACGCAGCGCTGGGGAAAAGTCACGCGGCCTATCTCAGCGTTTGTCGAATACGCGGCTCCCGGCGTGACTTACGACACGCTAGGCAATCTGTACGAGACCTACGACGATATAGCCGATATTCCGTACGATTCGCCGCAATGGTTCTATCAAAAGCCGGTACCGGCAGTCATGACGCCTGATGGCTACCTGATGCTGGCTACCGGAACACCTGAACGAAGCTCGATCACGATCAACGATATAGGCGACGACACGCAGTACACGACCTTGCGCGGCGTTATTCCCCGGTTCTTGAAGACGCCGCTTTTGGGCAGCCTTCACGCCTACTACAAAGCAGGCGAGGGTGATGCATTGGAGCCGGGTGAGGTCGCCGAGCTATTTGATGGTCGCTTTGACTTCATGTGGTCGGCCCGTTGGCACCGCGTCACGATGCAATATCAAGGCGCAATGGAGACCAACGGCTTTGATGTGGATCTTGTTGTGGATGGTTCGCGATGAAAATTTCCGCTGACCCGCGCCTGCCTATCGATGGCGGCATATCGCCCAGCCTGAACGTGCGTCTCTATGAGCTATTTCGCAGTATCGCAGCGTCTGTAAACGGACTGGCTGAGGGACGAATCATGGCTGTCTATAACGCAGCAACCGAGCCGCCCACTACCGGTGAACATTACCAGGGCGACTTCATCCGCAATCGCGAGCCAGTGGACGCAGGGGGCTACATCGTCACTGGCTGGATATGTGTGGAATCTGGAAGCCCCGGAACATGGAAGGAATGCAGGTGCGCGACGGTTTGACGCTGTACGTTGTCGGCGCGGCCCACATTGATCAGGCATGGCGTGAAGGCGCGCATAAGTTGTCCGAGGCAACCAAACGGGCACAAGGTGAAGTGACTGCCGACCAGTTAAAGATGCAACTAGCCCGCGGGGAATTAACGCTGCTTTGCCTGCGAGGCGATCAGCCGGATTCATGGTATGCGGTCGAGTTCATTCAAAAGCCAAACATGAGAGTGCTGTTTATCCACGCGATGGCGGCAAGTGGGGCGACAACGAATGAAGCGATGCAGCTCATTGACGATTACGCCCGTTCAGGCGGGGCTAGCGCTATTGATTGCGCATGTTATGGGGCTGCGGCCCGGATATTTGCCCGCTTCGGGTTTAACGAGATATACAGTATTGCGAGGAAACCACTATGGCTGGCGGCGGCGGACCAAAAAACGTAACTCAGACGACCAAGCAGGAGGTTTCTCCTCAGCTTGCGCCGTATCTGGCTCCCTTTATGCAGCAGGCGTCCTCGGTCGCCATGCGCCCCTATGAATCGTATGGCGGTGATCGGATTGCAGGCTTCACGCCTGACCAGCAAGCCGGGTTCCAGATGGCGCGTGATCAAGCTCAGTTGGGCCAAAAGGGCATTGCTGGTGCGATGGGCGGGCTGAATGACACGATCAGTGGCCAGTACCTGAACCGTGATCCGGGCACAAACGCCTTACTGGGGATGGATAACCCGTATCTGCAAAGCGCCATTGATTCAGCGCAGGGCGATGTAAAGCGTCAGTTCGAAAACTCGGTGTTCAACAATACCGATGCAACGATGGCCCGCGCTGGCGCATTCGGTGGATCGGCCTGGCAACAGGCGCAAAGCGAGAACGCCCGTCAAATGAGCAATGAACTAGGCCGGGTATCGAATGACATGAGAATGGCCGACTACGGCCTACAGGCTCAATTGGGCGAATCTGACCTTAACCGGCGTCAAGGCGCATTCGATTCGGAGCGTGGCAGGCAGTTGGCAGCCGCTGGCATGATGCCGGGGCTAAATGCAGCCGGGTATCAGAATAGCCAAGCGCTCCTGGGGATCGGTGGCGCTCAGCAAGCCATGAATCAAGGCGGGCTGGACGTGAAATACAACGACTGGCTTAACAAGCAGAACTATCCCAATCAGCAGTTGGATGTGATGGGCAATGCGATCCGAACACTGATGGGCGGCGGCGGGACGCAGACTTCGACTGCTCCGAATCCGAACCAAACGAATTCGATTGCCGGTGCGTTGGGTGGGGCTTTGGGCGGCGCTTCACTTGGAGGCAGTTTGTTTCCAGCCGCTGCTGGGGCCACGCCCTGGGGCGCAGGTATAGGCGCTGGCCTTGGCTTACTAGGAGGTATGTTGTGATGAATCAACCATTTGGCGGCATGTTTGGTGCTCCTGCAATCCAGCCACAACAGCCCGGACTATTGGGCATGGCGTATTCGCAACCTGCTTTCGGTGGTCTATTGGGTGGTCGCGGCGGCGATGAAAAGACCCAGTACGAACAGATGGCCTCACCTTACGCTCAGTGGGCCGCGCAGCAGCTTGCGCAGGTAGCCCCGCAAGCGCAGCCTGAGCCGGTTCAGCAGCCACAAATAGACCCGCGCCAGCAGCAACAAAACAACCTGTGGAACTACTACAACAACAGTAGCTACAACAACTCCTGAGGCGATTATGGGACTGTTTGACGCAATTTCCGCACAGACGCCGCAAGGCGAGCAGCTACGCGGCGGGCTGCTTGGCATGGCCTCAGGCTTACTCCAGGGCGGCAACTACGGCGCGTTTGGCCCTGCTTTGGGCAGAGGCTTCCAGGGCTTTGAGGCCGGGTCGCAGAACGCCGCTGACTCGCAGATGCGCCAGTCGATACTGGGCATGAAGCAGCAGCAGATGCAGACCGAGCAAGAGCAGCAGGCGCAGGCGCAGCAGTGGTGGCAAAAGAACCAAGGCAGTATCAACTCAAATACGTTGCGCGAGGCTGTTGCGACCGGCAATCCCTACATCATGGAGATTGCTAAGCAGCTTGGTCAGATTCAATCGACGGACTTACGTGCGCAGGGCCTAGCTCAAGACGAATGGAGCGCCCCTATCCAGACCTCGCAAGGGTTCGGTCAGGTCAATCGGCTTGATGGCTCATTCCGTCCGATTACCAACAACGGCCAGCCTCTTATGCCGACCACGATCGATCCTATCGCGCAGGGCAATGTTTCCTACGCTCAGACCGCCGCAAAAGAAACCGCCAAGGCGGATGTGGCACGGCCTACCGAAACTAACGCTGCGCTCACATCCTTGCAATCGACCGAATCCTCACTAGACCGGATGGAGCAAGCCGCAACTGACCTACTGGGGCATCCCGGTGTAAATAGGATCACTGGCTACGTTGGTATGTTTCCCAACGTTCCTGGCGGTGAGGCAGCGGATGCTCAGGCCATGCTCGAAAACCTCAAATCGCAAGTGGGCTTTTCGGTGCTCCAAGCCATGCGCGAGGCGTCCAAAACGGGCGGTGCGCTGGGTGCGGTGTCGGATAAAGAAAACGAAATGCTGCAAAACAATCTGGCGGCACTGCAAAACTCGCAATCGCCAGAGCAGTTTCGCGAGAACGTCAAAAAGATCGTTGATTTCGCCAGAGGCAGCAAAGAACGTCTCAAGCAGGCCTATGCAAGGCAGTATGGTGATGTGCCTGGACAACAGGCCCCGCAAACGGGCGCGCTTTCCCCCGGCGTGGTGGAAGATGGCTATCAGTACATCGGTGGCGATCCTTCAAGCCCGTCTAGTTGGACCAAGGTAGGTCGATAATGGCTACCCCGCTTGAATTTGCCACTCAATACATGCCCCTTGCGCAGGCTACCGGGCGTCGCCTGGGCGTCTCGCCTGACATTTTGCTCGGTCAATGGGGGCTGGAAACGGGTTGGGGCAAGTCCGTTATTCCCGGCACGCATAACTTAGGCAATATCAAGGATTTTTCCGGTTCCGGCATTGCGGCAAAGGACAATATGACCGGCTCAACGGACAAGTACCGCGCTTTCGAGACGCCGCAAGCGTTTGCGGATCACTATGCCGGATTGATCGAGCGAAAGTATCCCAATGCGGTAGGCGCTGGGAATGACCCGATGGCCTACGCGAGCGCGCTCAAAACTGGCGGGTATGCCGAAGACCCGGATTACATCAACAAGATAGCCGCTGTCACGCAGACGGTTCGTAAGCAGCCTGGAGTCATGGAAAAGATCACTGATTTCTTCATTCCAAGCGCACACGCCGGCACACTGCCTAAAGATGGGCCGTGGACGAAATACGCGAGCAAGCCAGAACAGGACGCGCAAGGGCCGTGGACGAAGTATGCGAAGGGGCCAGAGCAGGTCGAATTCATGCCGCTTAATCAGGACAATATTCACACCGAGCAGCCGGTGCAAGATGTGCCTAAATTCGACGCGAAAGCAGCGGTGAATGAATCGCTCAAGCTATTTCCTGATAGCCCCGATCCGGCTCAACACACAAAGGCGCTTGGTGCGGGCCTTGCTCAAGGATTGGCCGATCCCGCGCTTGGTGCGGAGCATTGGCTTGGCAAGGGGCTGGATCTTGTCGGCGCAGATCAAACAGGGCAGGCGCTTGTTCAGGATGCCGCCGAAAATCGTCAGTCCGTAGGAGACTGGGCTGATCAGTATAAATCACAGGCGCCATTTTCTGGCGGCGTAGGGCGGCTGGCGGGAAATATCGCGTCTACCGCGCCTATCCCCGGAGCGCTCGCCGGTACCGTCTCTCGCGCTGCCGTCGGTAGCATGGCCCCTGCCGTAGGGCGGTTGGCACAATCTATCGGCTCTGGCGGGCTTCGCCTGGGCAGCGCAGCAGGAAGCCGCGCAGCAAACATCGCGACACGAGCTGCGGGCGGCGCAATCGCAGGTGGCGCGACTGCTGGCATGGTAAACCCGGATGATGTTGGATTGGGCGCGACGATTGGCGCGGCGGGACCGCTGGTGCTGCGCGGCGCAGGTCTGGCAGGTAAAGCTATCGGTAATAATCGTACCGGACAAGTGGCAGCGCAAGCCAGGAATGCCCCACGCCTGCAAACCATTAAAGAGGCGACCGAAGCCGGGTATGTCATTCCGCCTAGCAGCGTGCATCCGTCCATGCGAAATACTGTGCTGGAAAGCATATCGGGCAAGATCGCGACCGCTCAATCGGCCTCCGTTCGAAATCAGGCCATTACCGACTCGCTCGCACGCAAAGCACTTGGGCTACCTGATGACGTTCCTCTTACCTCAGAGATGCTCAGCCAATACCGTAAGGCAGCGTATGACGCTGGATATGTGCCGCTTCGACAGATCGGGCCGGTACAAACTGACAACATGTTTACGCAGTCGCTAGATGATGTAGTCAAGCAATACACAGGCAAAGGCACCATTCCAGCTATGGAGCGATCCGAAATAACGGATCTAGCCGATGCGTACCGCCTAAACGGGTTCGATTCAAGCGATGCTGTTGACGCGATCCGGGCGCTACGAGAGGCTGCCGACGATGCGTTTCGAAAGGGTGACGGCGCTCTTGCCAGGGCCAACCGAGCTATCGCCGGGGCGTTGGAAGATCAACTGGAACGTGCCGCCGGGGCTGCTTCGCCAGACTTGCTGTCGTCATTTAGACAGTCTCGTGCAAATATCGCCAAAAGCCATACGGTTGAAAAGGCTCTGCGAGAAGGTAGCGGCAGTGTCGATGCAGCCAAAATTGCTCGCGAGCTTCAAAAAGGCAAGCCCTTATCGGGTGAACTGGAATTGATCGGCAAGTTTGCCAGCGCTTTCCCGAAGGCCGCTCAACCCGCCGCTCAGGTGGCCGGGCCTGGCGTGAGTAAATTGGCGTCAGCGGCATCAACACTCATGGCGGGCGCAGGCGGCGTGGCGGCTGGTCCGGTGGGCATTGGCTTGGGCGCAGTGCCTTTTGTTGTGCCGCCGATGGTTCGCTCTGGCCTGCTGTCGTCCGCGTTTCAAAAAGGACTTAGCAAGCCGGTGAATGTGAAGCCATCTCAGGTTGGTGGGCTGCTTAGCAATCCACAAATTCAACAAATGCTCAACAGAACCATGCCGTTGCTAAGCAATCAATGAGGATAGCGCCCCTGGAAGTAGCCAATGATAAACACGATGACACATAAAACGCCAAGTTTTATGAGCATGTAATCAGTAAACCCCATTCGTTTTCCTTTAGCCCTCCTTCGTGAGGGCTTTTTTATTGGACAGCAACTATGCCGGCACCAAATAGCATTACAGATCTTGACCCCATAGCCGCCAACAATACACCGCAAGGTGGCGACCTGGTGGGCGGCGGTCTTGATGACATACTCAGAGGCCACGCGTCAATTATACGCAAGCAATTCTCCATTGCCGAATCCGTACCCAGCTCGTCCTCGCTGCCTATTCCGGATGAAGGCTCGTACCTTCGCGTGACAAAAGCCGAAAACGACATCCTGACCTTTACCGACACATTCGATGGCAGGCTGATTCACCTCTCGTTTGAGGCGGGCATCACCTTGAAGCACTCCGAATCTCTGGTTTTACCGGGTGCTAAAGATATCGTAACCGAGCTGGACGATGCCTTTGCTTTTGTTAACACAGAGACAGGCGTATGGCAGTGCCTGGCGAGAATTCCGACAGCCGATACCGTGCCGTTTACAGCGACCGATCTACTGGATGCGCAGACGGTTCAAGAGGCGCTGGAGTTATTGGGTACGGCGGCCACATTAACAGCCACAACCAGCGATCATGACTCAACAGAGGGGCGTGCGTTGAGGGTTGGCGATTTTGGGCTGGGTGGATTCATGGTGTCAAAGGATTTGGCGTCTGCTGATCCTTTTGGGCTGTATTACGACGCCAGTGCCGTGAGTGGGGGAACGTTCATCCTGAATATGCCCTATCAGCAAAACCAAGGCGGATTCAGGCTATCAAACTATCCGTATCAAGATCGGTTCTATCTTCAATCATCCAACAATGTTTCTGGAAGTTTGAAATCCGCTGTTGAGATATATCACACCGGAAATTTCAATCCCGCCTCCAAAGCAAATGTTTCGCACACGCACACGTCAGGCCAAATTACCAACTTTGTATCCGCCGCTACTGCCGCACTGGTGAACATAGAGGCCGGTCTTGTCGGATCGACTTGCCTGCTGCGTAGCGCGGTGGCCGTCAACCCGAACTCTCTTGTTTCTGGCGCCAATCTTCGGTTCGCGTCAGCCGATTCCATTACTACCAGTTATAGCCTTAGCGGCACATGGCGGTGTATGGGATACACGAGCAGCACAGGCTCAGGCTCGACAGCAATCACCGTTTTCATTCGGATATCTTAATCATGAGCTACCAATACGCACTTAACCCACGCTACTCCAGTCCGGATAACAAACTGATCGACCTTGATGTGAAGTTTGAGCAGTTCCCGGCTCCAATCCCATTTACTGCCAATGCTGACGACAGCACGGACTATGGCCGCGAGTTGCATGCGAGAGCCATGGCAGGGGATTTTGGCCCTATCCAGGCATACCAGTCATAAAAAGGGCATCACATGGCGCTTAAAACACGGCCCGTAAGCGGCACGGTCTATACCCCGGATGGCAAGCCCGCAGCCGGAGCGAAAGTACTGGCAAAGCTAAATCGGTTTGAGACAGACGGCGGGGTGGTTGTCCCGTATCACGCGCAGACCGTAACAGATGCAAATGGGATGTATACGCTCCCCTTGTGGCCTAATGAGCGCGGCACAGGATCATCGAGCTATCGCGTGACGATCCGCTCAGCCAGTCCGCAGGATGTTAGCTTTACGGTTGTTGTGCCTGACGGCAACGGTGCGCTGTCGATGGACCCGCTCATTGACCGGCCTCCGTATCCTCCCATCGACCAGGCGCAAGAGGCCATTCAGAAAGCGCAGGCAGCCGCGTCTCAATCCGTGGCTAGCGCTCAGGTTTCATCCAACAAGGCCGCCCAGGCCGAAGCAGACGCCCAAGCCGCAGCGCAGGCAAAAGCCGAGGCCGCATCAGCTAAGGATGCTGCCCAACAAGCCAAGAATGATACTGAGGCCATCGCGACACAGTTCGGCGATGTGGAGCATGCGATTGGGATCGCCACCGGAGCCGCCAGCACAGCATCCGATAAAGCGCTGGAAGCTGCCGAAAGCGCTGCTACTGCCGGCACCGCCGCCCAGGAGAAGGTCGACGAGCTTAAGGGCAAGTTGGCCGATCCAAGCAAGGGGGCGGCGATGGTGGTGGTAAGTGAGAATCGAAGTGTAGCCAATGAGGTACTAGAGACATTCACCTACGGTCGTTATCTGGCCGCCACCGGCGTGAATCCCACGGCGGCGCTCATCAATGCGATTAACGACATACCCTCCGGCAACATTAATGGCTATGGCAAGGGTGCCAAGTTACGGATACCAGCTGGTATCTATTATCTGAACATGGACGAGATTGAGCTTGTGGCAAACAGGCAAATCGTTCTTCAGGGAGATGGCAAATACAACACCCATCTTGTTTTTCCGCCACAAGCAGGAATTGCCATCAAGGTGACAGGAGGAAGTCGCCTGGTGCTCGAAGGTATGCACATTACTGGATATCAAGGGTCTGGTGACTTCTTTGCTCCTGGGTCAGTGGGAATTGAATCGAGCGCTGTTATCGAGGCCAGAGATTGCTTCGTTGATGGATTTGAGAATCTGCTTGAATGGAAAGGTGGGTACTACCACAAATTCAATAATTGCCGTTTCGGTAAAGCGCAGCGCGTATACAAAAACTTTAATGCGAACAACTTTAACTCTAACGATTGTCAATACAGCGAACTTGACTACATAGGATCATTCGCGGGAGGCGATGGACCTATATTCTTCCGTGGCGGCTCGATAGAGAAGATAACGACGCGGGCATTTTCTGGTGCGGCCGGTGCTCGGCCTCCCATTATTATGGTTGGCGTATATGTGGAGAATTACCCGACAGCGCCTGCCGGAAATGGATTGGCTAAACCGTTTTATACAGGTGCCGACCTGTTCTTCGGCTTCGGGACGATCACGCTGCTTGGCAACATGGTGTCTACCAAGGGTTTCGCCAGAATTGTAAATAACACCGGGATACCGACCCGCTGCATCACAAGCCTGGGTAATCATTGGCTTTGTCAAGGGCTGGGCGATACAGATTTTATCTTCTACGCGCCGTCACTGTTAGCGGGAGATTTTAACGACACTGCAATTCAGCGAGCTTTGGGTGAGCCTGAGAACGCACAGATACAGTATTGCTCGCCCGGCATTAAGGCGTCACCTGGCGCCACAATCTACGACCCCATATTAAACGCCTACCAAGCCCCTAAACCGGTTGAGGATGAGTGGACCGTTCCAGCCGCTTTGCTGAACGGATGGGCAAATGCAGGCACATCGACCTATCACCCTTTTTCGTACAAAAAAATAGGGAACAGGGTGTGTCTGCGCGGTTATATCACTGGCGTGGATGCGACTTCTAACGCGATATTCACCATGCCCTCGGGCCACTATACGTCGCGGTACACATCGCTCACCTCAGTAGCAAGAGGCACAGGAGCCGCCACTACTGCCGTCGCATTGCGCGTATTGAGTAATGGCAACCTGGTTGTTGATAACGCTAACTATGCGGGGGCGCCAGGAAGTGGCGGGCTGGGACCGTTCGCGCTGGACGGCCTAAGCTTTAGCGTCGATTAGGCTGGTCTGCCGCAATCCTGCCCAACTCTGAAATCCCCCCCATGAACAGCCCCGAACTCGTCGCTACCTGGCGCACATGGTGGCAGCAAATTGAACCTTAGCCCAACCATTGGAGGCCGCGATGACCTCACCCAAACTCGGATAGCTGATGCAACTACCTGAACAAACAAAATCCTTCTCTAACCGCACGCGGAGGCGCGTATGCCCCAAAGGATCAAAATCATGATGCAAGATGATGGACTGCATGCACCTGCTGCCACGGTAAGCGGCGCTCTCATCTATGGCTGGACGCTGGACACCGTTGTGCTCGCTTTGTGGGCCATCTATGTGCTCATCCTCATCGCAATCAAGTTGCCTGATCTGGTGGAGAAATACCCGCTTATTGGACGTATATGGCGGGCGCTGTTTGGCTGGGTGCGCAGATGACAATCAAGGAAAGGGTTGGCGCGGGCGCAGCGGCTGCCATCGCTATATCGCTACTCGCCGGTCTGGAAGGCTACACCGGCGGGCCGTATCTTGACTCTGCCGGTATTCTTACCGATTGCTTCGGCAACACCAAGAACGTGCGCCGCGACCATATCCGTAGCCTGGATGAATGCAAGGCGCTCTTAAATGGCGAGGCTTTGCGCATCGGTGACAAGGTGCTCACGCTCACCGAAAAGCCCGTCAGTACGCCGACTCTCGCGTCGTACATCAGCTTTACTTACAACGTGGGCGATGCGGCGTTTCGAGGGTCTACCTTGCTCAAGCTGCACAACCAGGGGCGGTACCGCGAGGCCTGCGAGCAGATGCGCCGCTGGGTGTACGTGACGGTGGCGGGGCGCAAGGTCAAGCTGCGCGGTCTTGAGAATCGCCGCGAAGCCGAGGTCAAGCTATGTCTATCCGGGCTCAACTAGCCGCCCTGGCGCTGGCCTTGCTTGCTTTGGCTGGCTGGTGGCTGCATCACTCAGGCTATCGGCAAGGCGTGGCTGACCAGAAAGCCAAAACCGTCCTACAGCAAATCGCCATCGAACAAGGGATGCAATATGAACGAGATCAGGCTGACGCCCAATACCGAGGGGCCGTGCTGGCTCGCGAGGCTGCTCAAAAGGATGTTGCCAGCGTTCGTGCTCGCCTTGACGGGCTGTTGCGCGAACGTAGCGACAACGCCAAAACTGCCCACGCCAGCAGCCGATCTGATGACGCCGGAGCGGACGGGATCGGAATACTTATCGAGTGTGTCCAAGAATATGACTATATGGGCCGAGAAGCTGCAAGGCTCGCCGATAAAGTAGGGGGGCTGCAAGGGTATGTACGCTCCGTCCAGACAAAAAAATAG